GCGGCGGCCCTGGCGGCGGCCGCATCGCGCTTCGCCGCTTCCAGTGGCCCGCGGACGGACGGCGTCGCGGCGAAATCCGTGATATCCGGCAGATTGGCGAGCGCGTCAGCCTGGGCGGTCAATCCGGCGAGCCGCAGCCATGCGGGGGTATGAACCCTCACCATCCAGTCGGCGGCCATCGTGGCGCGGCGATTGGCGAGCGCGTCGGATCCGCGGGTGCCGACCGTCCTTGGCACGAGGGGCAGCAGCAGAACGGTCCGCTCGTCGTCGGGGAGGTCGTCGTTCCAGGAGCGCATGAAGGCGCCGATGACCGGGCAGACGCACTCGGGATGATCTGACCAGGGCTCGCCAGCGATATACGCGGCCATCTCCATGGCGCAGGCGCCGTCATCGGGCGTGTCGTGCGAGCCCTTACCGAGAACGGTGAAGCGATCGAGCCGGCTGGGATCGATGAGGGGGTTGAGGGCAGCCATCACAGCACACCCCCGACGTACAGGGCGACAACCCGCACCGCCGCGCCGAGCCCGACGACGCCGCCCACGGCAGCGGTCGCAACCGCGGCGTCCGAGATGAGGCGGTCGAGCCCGCGGATCAGCGCGTTGCGCGCCTCACGCCGGCGGGCGGCGGCGTCGATGTGGGGGATGCGGTCGCGGCGGTCGCGCTGGGCCCGGGCGTCCTGCAGGTCGAGGTGCGGGAGCGGGCCGTTCAGGCCGGCGTGGAGCGAGCGGTAGCGGGCGAGGTCGGCGTCTTGGGCTGCGAGGATGTCGGGCATCGGCGGTGCTCCATCGGGAACACCGCGAACGTAGGCTAACGCCTACCGACCGTCAATCCTGAAATTGGCTATCGCCTATCAGAGTGGCGAGTATCGTCCTACGACCAACCCGACGATCTCCACGCTGTCGTAGCCGTCGGCGTTGGGGTCGCGCGGGATCACGATCGGCTCTTGGAATTGCGGATCAGTGGAGCGCGGCGTGAGGTGGATTTCGGTTAGCCGAACCACAACCTCTTTGACCGTTAGTTCAACCAAGTCTCCGTCGCGCTGCCGCTGGACCACGACAAGATCAGCATCCTGGATGCCGACACGGGCCTGCCAATAAGGGACGGTAATAACGAAATCGCCGTCCTCGATCCGCCGACGATTCATCGACGGGCCGGACACTTTGTACGCCGTTTGTTCCAAATCGGGGTAGCGACAAGGGACGTAAGGCACTGGCTCTGATTCGACCTGCGGGGGAGCGTCTGCCGAGAACCATAGGCCGGCGGCAACGGTTCCCGCAACCCGTGCGAGTCTGACCTCCGCAGGCTGTGGTTGAGCGCTCGATGTCGCGCGACCCAACAGTATCTCGTCCAACGACAGGTCGTGCTTGCTCGCCAGCTTCTGAAGGGTTGAGGCCTGCGGGTCCTTCCCTTTCACGATCTGCTGAACGGCAGCCGCATTCAAGTCGGCGCTGAGCGACGCCGATTTCATATTCAGGCCCTTCGCCACCAAGGCGGCGTGCAGCCGTTCGCGCCAGTTATCCATAGCCTCGTGATGGCGCTGGGGTCGCCTACTGGCAAATGAGCGGACGCCTATTGACCTCGGTAGGCTAAAGCCTATTATTGCCCCCGCCATGACGACCTCTCACGATATCCTGGCCCTGATCCGGGCCGAAGCTGAGCGCATCGGCATCGCGCCGAGCACCCTTTGCCAGCGCGCAGTCCGGAACGCCGGGCTCGTGCGCAGGCTCGAAGCTGGCAAGTCGGTGACGGTGGACGTCGCCGCACGCCTCAAGTCATGGGCGGCCGATCAGCCGTCCGGCAGTGGCAATGGTCGCAAGCCGGCCGTGGATACGGCGGCGGTCGCGCCATGATCCGCCTCCTCCTCTCCTGGCTGGATCGGCGGATCGATGCGCGGATTGCCACTGCCCGGGCTGGGGGCGCGAGTGAATGCGCTCCCCAGTGCGAGATGGATGCGCCGGTTCAGTCCGGCCCCGTTGATGAGATCGGCCGCGTCAAGTTCGGTCGAGAGCTTCGTACTGATCGTTCGACAGCTTCCAGCCCGCCGTCTCCTGGCCGATTTCGGAGGCAATGACATGCAACATGTGTCTTGCCGCGCGAACAGCGTCGACATCGGAAATCGCGTTCTCAATCTTGAGCTTCGCGATGATGATGCCCTGACCTGTGTCGATCTCAAACTCGACCTCGCGCCCAGGGTAAGAGGGCTGGACGTTAGCTCGCGGCCCCATGGACTTGAGCCTGATAACGTTTTCCATTGTGTATTCTCGCCTTCCATCAGCGCCTCGACAACTCTGATGGTAGCGGCTCCGGTCGGCTTGTCCATGACAGGTCGACCGGACGCCTGCGCTTTCTTGACGGGAGCCGCGGCATGACCCGCCCCCACCCCACCACCGACCGCGGCACCTACATCGGCCTGTCTCGCACCGCGGCGGCCGACATGAACGCCCCCTCCGGAACACTCGCCAGAGCCCAGGACGAAGGGCTGCCGGTGCGAGCCCGGAACGACGAGGCTGAAGACGCGGCTGGAGGGGGCCAAGGCTTCACCGCGCAAGCCTCGGCATTCGTCACGGCGTCCGGAGCGGGGGAGGCGGTACCGGCCTACGATCCCGCTTCGGCGCCGGACGGCCGCCTCATCCTTCCGCCCGGCTGGCGCCTGAGCGCCGACGGCGACCGCCTCTCCCCGCGGAAGGCCTGAGATGCGCCTCGCCGCCATCCTCGTCCTTGGCGCCATTGCGCTCGGGCTCATCGCCTCCGCCGGGTGCTTCTCGAAGCGGGCCAGCGTGCCGAACCCGGCCAACGGGCAGGCGCGGGCGCTGTCGGAGGTGGCGCGATGAGCCGGCCCTGCTCCTACGATCACGACGCGGCGCGTGCCTGCGTCGCGGCTGGCGAGACCTACGCCCAGGTCGCGCAGCGCTTCGGCGTCACGCGATCGTCGATCAGCTGGCTGTTCCGGAAGGAGCCCATCGGCCGCCGACATCCGAGCCGGGTGAGTGACCGCGGCAACCGGCGCCTGCTCGCCGCGCTCGGCGTCGACGGCCGCGACCCGGTCCGCGTCGCACGTGAAGCTGCCGTGTCGGCCCGAGTCCGCGCCCTGCGTGCCGAGGCGCGCACCGGTGGAGCGCTTCTCGTCGGCCCGCTCACCATCGCCGCCGCCCACGCCGCCGGCCTGACCCTCGACGACATCGAGGAGGTCTTTGCGGTCCCGCCGGCCGAGGCCGCCCGCGTGATCGCTGCACACGGGGTCCGCTGAGATGGAGAAGATGACCTTCGCCATCGGCATCTTCGTGCTCTTCGTGACAGCCATCGGTGTCGCGGCCTCGCCGCCCCGCGGCGGCTTGCGGACTGCCGCTATCGGTGGTGCCGCTCTCGTGGCGCTGCTGATCTGGCTCTTCGTGTTCCGCCTGCTGTTCGGGGCCGCCGCATGAGCGCGGCCCGCCCGATTCCTCTCCCCGCCGCCAGCCCCCGATGGCTGCGGGCGAGGGCCGCCGACGCTCATCGCACCCTTCCGGGACTGCGTCGGCGGTCTTCCCTCTCGCGCGATCGTCTCCGCCTGCAAGCAGCCGACCGCGCCTGTGTAGTTCTGCGTATCTCCGTCCACCTCCCACATCTGCACCGCTCCCTTGCTGCCCCTAAGGAAAGCATGGGATTTTTTGCAGATGTGCAAAAAGTGTTTGCGGGTGACGCAAATGCCTGAAGCCGATGTGCTGCGCGCTCGTTCGATGGCCTCCGACCTCCTTTCCTGGGAGACGCGCGGCCCGGGCGACACCGCCAACGCCATGCGCCGGATCGCGACCCGGTACGGCGTCCCCTACAGCGCCCAGTGGGCGCTCCGGTACCGCCCGCCGAAGCGCGTGTGGTCCGACATCCTGAAGACCCTCCAGGCCGCGCACGCCGCCGAGCGGGAGCGCCAGTTGAGGAAGCTCGCCCATGACGTCGAGATCACCGCCCGGGTCGCCGGGGCTGATCACCCTGCGGTGGCTGCGGCTGAGGCTGCTCTTCGCGCGAGCGATGCGCCCGCCAGAGTGGATGCGCAGGCTCTGGACCCGCGAGCGCCGGCCCGAGGCCGCGGAACGGCGGAGGCGGTGAGCCGTGGCTGAGCCCTATTCCATCGACACCCGCGTCGAGGCCGTTCCGCTCGGCCTCGTCGTCGAGACCTCGACCGTGCCGGCGACGATCTCGCTGATAGCCGAGCCCGACAGCGTGATCCTGGCCGTCAGCGGCCCGGGTTCGCGCACGACTACCGGCTGCCGCTCTGGGCGCTCGAGCACTTGGAGCAGCAGGGCGCGCGGGCGGAGGCCGAGGCGCTCGCGTCAGCCGACGCCCCCTGATCAACCGAAGGAGCACACATGTCCCTGAAGCCGATACGCTCGTTCACCGACCTCGTCACGGTGCTCAACCGCGGCCGGTTCTCCGAAAAGCTCGACGAGCATCTGACGCACGCCGTCGAGACCCTGGAAGCCCTGCCCGATCAGAAGGGCAAGGCCACGATCACCATCACCCTGACGGTTGCCTACCAGGAGGGCCGGATCGAGGTGGTGCCCAACGTCAGGTCGAAGCTGCCCGAGGACAAGGGGTTCAGCGGCACGCCGTTCTGGGCCGTCGAGGGCGGGTTCTCCGTCCAGCATCCGAGTCAGTCCGACATGTTTGCCGGCCCCCGGGGCGTGAATGCCCGCGAGCGCGACCGCGACGTCGGCTGATCCGGTCCCGGCCCTCAACATCACCATCAGGAGAGCGCACCATGGCATCGATCCAAGGAACCCCCACCCTCGTTTCCGGCGAAGCCGAAGCCATCCAGAAGGTCGCCGATCTGGCGATCGCCGGCACCAAGCCGGAAATCGTCATGGTGCCGACGTCTGGGCTCGGCGACGGACTTCCGGCCCAGGTGCCGGCGCTGCTTAAGCCGGCGACTCCCGGTGGGCAGCCGGGGGCGCTTCTGCCGGTCCGCGACCTGATCGAAGGCTACCGCCTCGGTCCGGCCCGCCGCACCGGCACTGCCCGCGTCACGACCCTCGACGCTTTCATCGCGCTCGTGAATCGCCACAAGGACGCCGGCTCGGTCATCTTCGCGAAGACCGATTGGCCGAACCCGGCGCTCACCGCCATCATCGACTATCACTCTGAGACCAACGCACCCCGCCACGGCGAGCACCGCATCGCCTACGCCTTCCCGGTGACGCCCGAGTTTCAGGCCTGGATCGCCGCCAACGGCACGAAGATGGGCCAGGGCGAGTTCGCCCAGTTCCTCGAGGAGCACGCCGCCGAGCTGGCGGCCCCCTACGACGCCGAGGTCGTGACCTACGAGCGCCTGTTCAAGGCGAAGTTCGCGACGCCTAACGAGCTGATCGACCTCGCCCGCAGCCTCGAGATCCATGTCAACGCGCAGGTCAAGAACGCCGTCCGGCTGCAGAGCGGAGAGGGCGAGGTCGTGTTCCGCGAGGAGCACGTCAACGGCGCCGGCGAGAAGGTGACGGTGCCGGGCGTGTTCATGATCAGCCTGCGCAGTTTCGTGGACGGCGAGGCGGTTCGGATCCCGGCGCGGCTGCGCTACCGGGTCTCGGGCGGCGCGATCACGTGGTCCTTCCAGCTCTACCGCTGGGAGGACGAGCTGCGCGCGCGGGTGCAGCACGATCTGATGCGGGCGGCCGACGAGACAGGGCTGCCGTCCTTCGAGGGTGCGCCCGAGGGGCGCTGAACCCATCGCGGGCGGTTGTTGCACCGCCCGCCTCTTCCCCAGGCCGGAAGCTCCGCATGACCCGCCGCCGTCCCGAGCACGACATCCAGGTCAAGATCGTCAATCGCCTCCGCGGCGAGTTCGATGCGGTGGTGGCGGCCGTCCCGAACGGTGGTCGCCGCGGCAAGCTCGAGGCGGTCTCGCTGCTGGAAGAGGGTGTCGAGCCGGGGCACCCGGACCTGATCGCTTACGGCCGCGAAGGGCGAACGCTTCTGCTTGAGGTGAAGGCGCCGGGCGGCAGCTTGAGCCCGGTGCAGCGCCGCCTGATCCCGGACCTGCGCGAGCGCGGCTTCCCGGTTGCGGTGGTGCGCGGCGTCGCCGAGGCGGTAGCGGCGATGCGGGAGGCCGGGTTCGGCCCCCGCCGCGCCCCCACGCCCGAGCCGATGACGGAGTTCTGACGCATGGCCGCGCCGCAGACCCACGCCGCCGCACGCCGCCGAGCCGTCCCGCACCAAGCCGCCCTGCCGCTGTCGAGCGGCGAGCGGAAGCTGCGCGAGGACGAGCAGCTGTCGAAGCTCTACCGCGCCTACAAGCGGGCGCAGATCCAGGCGCTCCTCGACGGGCCGTTCGGCACGCAGGTGCGCGAGCTGGACCGGTTCATGCGCCGGATGGAACTGCAGGACGGGCCGAAGCTCGTCGAGCGCTTCCGCGAGGCCTTGGGCTGGATCGGGCTCATGGACATGGACAGCCGGTTCAGCCTGCTGCGCCTCGCCAGCCGCCGGATCGTCGCGCTGCGCGAGCGGCACGGGCTCGAGCCGTTCAACGACGGCGTCGTGGGCGACCCGCCGCGGACCTTCCACATCATCAAGGATCTTCTCGGATGCCGGTGAGAGCCGCGGGCCACACGGCCGTCATGGCAAGCCGGCGCGAGCCGCCGGACAGCCTTGAGTTCTTTCCCACCCCGCCCTGGGCGACCCGGGCGCTTATGCGCCACGTGCTGCCGGCGTGCCTCAGCGGTTTCCATGTCGCCTCAGTCTGGGATCCGGCTTGCGGCGAGGGCCACATGGTCGAGGTGCTGCGAGAGGAGATCGCGTTCGTCCAGGCGAGCGACATATTCGACTACGGTCGAGGCTACCCGGTGGCCGACTTCCTCGACGTCGGCACGGCCACCAGCACGCCTGTCGACATGATCGCGACCAACCCACCGTTCCGGCCGGCTGCCGCCTTCGCGACGAAGGCGATGACCCTGGCGCCCGTGGTCGCCCTCCTGCTGCGCACCGCCTGGATTGAGGGCGTCGAGCGCTACGAGACCCTGTTCCGCGACCGGCCGCCGACCCTCTTCGCCCCGTTCGTCGAGCGCGTCCCGATGACCAAGGGGCGGTGGGACCCGAAGGCCAGCACTGCGACCAGCTACGCGTGGTTCGTGTGGGTGCGTGATCGGCATCCGCTCGCGCCGTTCTGGATCCCGCCCGGCTGCCGGCAGGCCCTCACCCACACCAGCGACGCCGTGCGCTTCGGCGCTCGCGCGCCGGCCCCGCTCCTCTCGGCCGCGGAGTGAGCACCATGCGCACCTTCCGCGACCTCATCATCTTCAACCCGGGCACCGCCGGCATTTTCACGATGGGCGGGGACGCCGTCCGGCTGACGGCTGCGATCAAGGCCGTCCCCGGGGCGCGCGAGGCTGCGGTGGCCCTCGGCGACCCGTTCAACCGCGCCCGGCGCGAGCGGGCCCTTGCGATCCTCGAGGCGCTGCCAGCGCGGCAGCAGGAGAAGATCCTGTCGGCCTATCGGAAAGCGAAGCGCGACGAGGTGGCCGCATGACGTGGTCGCCGCAGCAGGACGACGCGCTGAAGGCCGTCGGCGCCTGGCTCAAGAGCAAGAGCAAGGCGCCGTATTACCTCGGCGGGTTCGCCGGGACCGGCAAGACCACGCTCGCGCGTCATCTCGCCGAGGGGGTGAAAGGCGACGTGCTGTTCGCCGCGTTCACCGGCAAAGCCGCGCTGGTGATGCAGAAGAAGGGGTGCCTCGGCGCCTCGACGATCCACAGCCTGATCTATCGGCCGAAGCCCAAGCGCGACGGCGGGGTGACCTTCGTCCTCAACGAGGACAGCCCGGTGGCTGAAGCGGCCCTCGTCGTGGTCGACGAGTGTTCGATGGTGGGACCGGAGCTCGGCCACGACCTGATGAGCTTCGGCCGCAAGGTGCTGGTGCTGGGCGATCCCGCGCAGCTCCCACCCGTCGACGGCGCCGGCTACTTCACCGGCCGTGACCCGGACTTCATGCTGACCGAGGTCCACCGCCAGGCCGCGGACAACCCGATCATCCGCATGTCGATGCAGGTGCGCGAGGGTGGCCGTCTCGACCTCGGCAGCTACGGCGAGAGCCGGGTCATTCCCCGCGGTGCGCTCGGGCGGAAGGTGGTGCTCGACGCCGACCAGATCCTGGTCGGGCGCAACCAGACCCGGCGCGGCGTGAACGCGAAGGTGCGCACGCTGCTCGAGCGCAACCCCGCTGGTCCGGAGGTCGGCGACCGCCTGGTCTGCCTGCGCAACAACAAGGACAAGGGCCTACTGAACGGTGGGCTTTGGGACGTGGCCGAGACCGGGGCCGATGACGGCGTAACGGTCGAGATGGCGGTGACGTCCGAGGACAAGCCGGACTCGGACCCGCTGCCGGTCGAGGTCCGGACCGAGTTCTTTCACGGCCGCGAGGACAGCCTGACCCCGCGCGAGCGCCGCGGCCTCGACGAATTCACCTACGGCTACGCGCTCACCGTCCACAAGAGCCAGGGATCGCAGTGGGACCGCGTCGTGCTGTTCGACGAGGGCGACGCGTTCCGCGAGCACCAAGCGCGCTGGCTCTACACCGGGGTGACCAGGGCGGCCGAGCAGGTCGTGGTGGTGCGGTCATGATGCGCGGCTACGAAATCCTCGAAGAGCAGCGCCGCGGGCAGTTCCCGACCCAGGAGCACGTCGAGTGGTTCGCGAGCCGCGGGATCGCGTCCATGGACATGTTCATGACGTGGGACGGGTTTGCGCATCCCCTGCGGCTCGACCGCGTCGTGTTCCTGCGCAACGGCCGGTTCGAGTTCGAGCGCCATCTGCGTCGCGATCGCGAAGGCGTCGTCACGGCCTACACGGTCGTGATCCGGAACGACCGCGGGTTCGTCGCAGACATCGCGGCGTGGCACCCGAAATCCGACAGGCTGGCGACCTGGCTCGGGCGCTGCGCGATGCTCGGCGAGGACGACCTGTACGCGGCGCGGCTGCGCGAGGCGCTACGGGTGCACCTGGACCCGATCGGATGGTTCAGGGAGCGGCGACAGGGCGTCGTGATCGTCAACGAGGCCGCAGCGCGCCCGCTGCTGCTCCAGGCCGGGCCGCTGCACACCGCCTCCGTCGGGCACGGCCGCGCGTTGCTCGCCATGCTGAGCGAGGTCCGACTCCCGACCGTCCTGGCGGACGACACGACGGAGGATGCGGCATGAATAAGAGTGTCGTCCGTGTACTTCCGACAGGCAAGGTCAAGTCGGCTGATGGAGAACCGCGACATCTCGGGTTCGACATCGTGACCATGAACGAAGAATACGCTCTCATTTTAATTGGATCAAAGTCGCTCGTAATGCATCAACTGCCGGATGCACCCGCCGATCAACGTGTTCGTATCCTCTCGATGAGCGCATTTCAGGATTGGTTCTCGAACAAGTTCACGGAGGTACGGACGGCCGACGGCGACGTGAAGATGGTGACCTGGGCCAACGCGTGGCACCGAAATCCCGATCGGCGGCAGTATCGCGGTATTGAGTTTCATCCGAACCCGGACGGCGTTGCCGGCACGGCGGGCTACTACAACACGTGGCAGGGATTCGCGCACAGGCCGGTGGCGAAGCCGCATGGCTACGGCGTGTTTCGCGATCACCTCCTCACCAATGTCTGCGGCGGTAATCAGAAGCTCTACGACTGGGTGTTCGCATTTTTCGCCCACATGTTTCAGCGCCCACGCGAGCGCATCGGCGTTTCGCTCGTGTTCCGGGGCAAGATGGGCTCGGGCAAGACCAAGGTCGGCGAGGTATTCGGATCCCTGCTCTCGGTTCATTACCTCCTTGTAGACAGCCCCCGCTATCTCGTTGGGCAGTTCAACGCGCACATGACGTCTCTGCTCTTGCTGCAAGCGGACGAGGCGGTCTGGGCCGGGGACAAGAACGCCGAGGGTCGCCTGAAGAGCCTCGTCACCAGCAGCGTGCAGATGATCGAGGCGAAGGGCGTCGACCCGATTCCGATGAAGAATTTCGTGCGGCTGATCCTGACCTCGAACGAGGATTGGGTGATCCCGGCCGGCAAGGAGGAGCGGCGATTCTGCGTCCTCGATGTCGGCGACCGCTGCATGCAGAACAGCACCTACTTCGCAGAGATGGATGCCGAGCTCGACAACGGTGGCCGAGAGGCCCTGCTGTCGGATCTGCTCTCGTTCGACCTCTCGAAGGTGGACCTGCGACACATCCCCAAGACCGGCGCGCTTCTCGAGCAAAAGATCCACTCGCTCGATCCGGTCGACGCGTGGTGGCTCGACCGGCTCGCATCCGGATCGCTGCTTGAAGATGATGGCGAATGGCTGACCGAGGTCGGATGCACGGCCCTCTATCGCAGCTACATCGCGGCAGCCGATCGCATCGGCGTGAAGCGCAAGAGCGACCCCAACGCTTTCGGCACCCGGCTGCACAAGCTCGTTCCCGGCCTGGCAAAGCGACGGCCCCGCGCTGTCGCGCCGCGGTGGAGAGACGAGGAAGATGGGGGAAGCAAAAGACCATGGCTGTATGTCATGCCATCCTTGGCGCATTGTCGCGAGGCCTTCCAGGACCAGGTTGGCCAAGCCGTCGAGTGGCCTGACGAAGATAAGCCGCCCTGATTGGTCCAGGCGATCTTGGACCGGGCTCAACGGCTTGGACCAGATAAGTCATTGAAAACAAAGGGTGGTCCAAGCGGTCCAAGCGGTCCAAGCAAAAAACGCCCCCGCGCGCGTGCGCGCAACGGATCGGCCGCATGCATGCTGCCTGCAAAAATCCGGAAAACCGTTTGGACCGTTTGGACCGCCTGGACCTCTATTTAATATCAATGACTTATCTGGTCCAATCAAAAAAATATAGATTGGACCACTTGGACCACTATCGAACCAGGAGCACACCGATGCCCGACACTACCCCCCTCGACCTCGTCGCCCTGACCGGCGACCTCGTCCAGGCCTACGTCGCCAACAACTCGTTGCCCGCGGCCGACCTGCCCGGGCTGATCGCCTCGGTGCACACCGCCCTGTCGGGCCTCGGTGCCGTGGAGTCCGAGCCGGTGAAGCTCGAGCCCATCATGCCGATCCGGAAGACGGTCACTCCGGACCACCTGATCAGCCTCGAGGACGGCAAGCCGTACCGGACCCTGAAGCGGCACCTAGCGGGGCGCGGCCTGACGCCTGACGAATATCGCCGCAAGTGGTCGCTGCCGGCCGACTACCCGATGGTCGCGGCGAACTACGCGGCGCAGCGGAGCGAGCTCGCCAAGGCCTCGGGGCTGGGGTCGAGCCGGAAGCTTCGGGCGGTGCCCGCCGCGGCCTGACAGGGCCAAGAACCGGCCTAGCTCGGCCGTGGGCGGGCGTTTGCGGTCTGTGACCTACGATGCCGCATCACGGCCCGGAATGCCCGCCAGCGGGCAACCTCGTGGAAATTTGGGCTGGCGCTTCGGCGCCGGCCTCATCCTGCAGCGTGGAGGCGTACCGTGACGAAGAATCAGCGCAACCGCCGCAAGGCCCGCCGGCAGCAATCCGTGAAGCACGCCCAGACGGCCGCGCGCCACGATCGTGAGAAGGCCATCAAGCGGCGGCTGCGGGCCCGCGAGCGGGTGATCCTGCCCTCAGGCCGGGAATGGCTCGCCGTCGAGGCTTACCCGCTCAGCGGCTCGCGCTGTGCCCGTGCTCTGACAGCCGCTGGTCTGCCGGTGTTCGAGGCTCGGGAGAAGGTGCGCGAGCAACGCGAGGGTGGGCCACCGCGCGTCGCCATGGTGCCGGTGATGCGTCGGGTGCTGTTCGTTGGCCTGCGCAGCTGGTCCGACATGCGGCTGATCGAGGAATGCCGGCATGTGTGGCAGGTCTTCGGCGCCAACGGTGGCGGCCTCGGATGGGTCCACCGCGAGCAGTTCCGTCAGGCGTTGCTCGATGCCGACATCTGGGGTGATCGGGCGGTACCGTTCATCGCCCCGGGGCCGATGCAGGAGTTCGCTGACCACGTCTGCGACTACAAGCGGTGGGATCCGCTGACCGAGACCTCACACGTCGTCACCGGTGATGAGGCGCTGGCTCTGCTCTACGGGGCGGGCGACCGTGTGCGGGTCATCAGCGGGCCGTTCGCGTCGTTCCCGGGTGTCGTGGAAGCGCATGATCGGAAGACCGACCTCTACACCGTCGGCGTCAGCATCTTCGGGCGCGTTACACAGGTTCCGTGTGAGGAACGCCATCTCGAAGCGGCGTGATACTTGCAAGGATCCGTTCTGCGCTATACGTTGCGCCTCAGGCAATCCAGCTCCAGCGTAAGGGGCCTTCCCTTCGCGAAAGACGCGCCCCGGTTGGGGCCCGCCCGGCGGCTGCCGGCAGCTTGGACCCGGCCCACGCAGGTGTAGCACCTGGCGAGGCTGCCGGTTTACCTATGTCGATTTACTAAAGTAGCGAGAAGTAGCAATGCGCGGTGCCAAGCCCGGCGAGCGCCGCGGCGGTCGCGTGAAGGGCGTTCCCAACAAGACGACGGCCGATGTCAAGTCTGCCATCCTGAAGGCGTTCGAGAAAGCCGGCGGGGTCGACTATCTCGCGAAGATCGCTGAGGAAGATCCGAAGACGTTCTGCGCCCTGCTTGGCAAGGTTATTCCCCTGCAAGTCACTGGCGACGCCGATAACCCGATCGCCGTAGCCTTCACCTTCAAGCTTGATCGGCCCAAGCAGTCGTGAAGTTTGAGTACGAGCGCCCTTGGCTCGCCGACTATCAGCGCGAGGCTTTATTCGGCTCTCAGCGCTATGGCGTCGTCGAGGGTTCGACCAAGTGCGGGAAGACCGCTCCGTGCCTGATCTGGCTCGCCGAGCAGTGCATGTTCGGCGGCGAGGGGCGGAATTACTGGTGGGTGGCGCCGGTCTACACCCAGGCCGAGATCGCCTACCGCCGGATGAAAGAAGGACTGCCGCGCGAGATGATCCGGACGCACGATTCGGAGCGCTGGATCGAACTGCCCGGCGCGCGCCGGATGTGGTTCAAGTCGGGCGAGAAGGCAGACAACCTCTACGGCGACGACGTCTACGGCGCCGTCCTCGACGAGGCGAGCCGCCTGCGGGAGGAGAGCTGGTACGCTGTCCGCTCGACGCTCACCGCGACGCGAGGGCCGGCGCGCATCATCGGCAACGTGAAGGGCCGCAAGAATTGGGCGTTTGCCTTGGCGCGCAAGGCCGAGGCCGGTGCGCCGGACATGTCCTATAAGAGGATTACCGCCTACGACGCGATCCAGGCCGGCATCCTCTCGCAGGCCGAGATCGATCAGGCCCGGGCGGATCTGCCCGAGGCGGTGTTCCGCGAGCTCTATCTGGCCGAACCGTCCGACGATGGCGGCAATCCGTTCGGTCTCAAGGCGATCGGTGACTGCGTCGGCGCTCTATCCGGCAGCGCCCCGGTCGCATGGGGCTGGGATCTCGCCAAGTCCGTCGACTGGACTGTGGGCATCGCGCTCGACATCGACGGGCGGGTCTGCCGGTTCGAGCGGTTCCAGAAGCCGTGGGACGCCACCATGGAGCGCATCGGCGAGGTGACCGGCTCCGTGCCTGCCCTGGTCGACTCCACCGGCGTCGGCGACCCGATCCTGGAACTGCTGCAAAAGCGCTCGGGCTCGAATTTCGAGGGCTTCAAGTTCACGTCGGAGTCGAAGCAGCGCGTTATGGAGGGGCTGGCGGTCGCGATCCAGAAGCAGGAGATCGTGATCCCGGCCGGTCCTATCCGCAGCGAGCTTGAGAACTTCGAATACGAGTACACTCGCACCGGCGTGCGCTACACCGCGCCTGAGGGCTTCCACGACGATTGCGTGTGTGCGCTGGCTCTGGCGGTGAGCCACAAGGCGCACGCCCGCCATCCCCTCAAGATCACCTCTGCCGCCCTGGCCGCCGCACGCCAGCGGCCGCCCCTTCGCTTCGGGATCCGGGTATGAGGCGTTCCACCCGCCGCCAGCGCGCCAAGGCCCGGCGCCAGGCCGCGCCGCAGGTCTCGGTGACCGAGGCCATGCTGAAGGTCGGTCACGAGATCCTGGCGCGGGCCAAGGCCAAGAAGGCCGCGCAGCCCGTCAACCCGTTCAAGCCGGCCGAGCACCCGGCCGGATTCATGCCCGACGGCGGGCTGGCGATGGACGACGCCCTGACCGATGTCGGGTCGTGGGCCGCACAGGTCTCGAGCGATTTCGCCGGCTCGGACTGCCAGCACTTCCTCGGGTTCGGCCCGCTCTCGCTTCTGGCGCAGCGGCCGGAGTACCGGCGGATCACCGAGGTGATCGCGACGGAGGCGACGCGGAAGGGCATCAGGATCACCGCCAGCGGCCCGGACAAGGCCAAGCGGGTCAAGGCGATCGAGGCCGAGTTCAAGCGCTTCCGGGTCATGGACCTTATGCGGAAATGCGCAGAGCAGGACGGCTTCTTCGGGCGGGGTCACTGCTACGTCGATCTCGGCGAGGTCACCCGTGACGAACTCGCCACGCCGATCGGCACCGGATCGGACGGGGCCAGCCGCACCAAGGTCCAGAAGGGCTCCTTGCAGGGCTTTCGCACCATCGAGCCGCTGTGGGTCGTGCCGACCGGCTATAACGCCAGTGACCCGCTCGCCCCGAACTGGTATCGGCCGACCGCCTGGTTCGTGCAGGGCCGCAACATCCACGTCAGCCGGCTGCTCACGTTCATCGGCCGCGAGGTACCGGATCTGCTGAAGCCGGCCTACAGCTTCGGCGGCCTGTCGCTGACGCAGATGGCCCGGCCCTACGTCGACAACTGGCTGCGCACCCGGCAGTCGGTTTCGGACCTCGTCAGCGCCTTCTCGGTGATGGTGCTGGCGACTCGGATGGGCAACGCGCAGGGCGCCGTCGGCGAGGACTTCTTCAACCGGGTCGAGCTGTTCAACCTGACCCGCGACAACCGCGGCGTCTGGGTGGTCGACAAAGAGACGGAGGACATGAAGAACGTCAGTGCGCAGTTGAGCACGCTGGACGTTCTGCAGGCCCAATCGCAGGAGCACATGGCCTCGGTGAGCGGCATCCCGCTCATCAAGCTTCTCGGCATCCAGCCGGCCGGCCTGAACGCCTCGTCGGAGGGCGAGATCCGCGTCTTCTACGACTGGATCCATGCCTACCAGGAGGCGCTGTTCCGGCCGAACCTGACCACTATCCTCGGGCTGGTGCAGCTCAACCTCGACGGCGTGGTGGATCCCGAGATCGGGTTCGAGTTCGAGCCCCTGTGGTCGCTCTCGGACAAGGAGCGGGCCGAGGTGGCGAAGCTGGAAGCCGAGACGGATCAGCTTCGGATCGACAGCGGCGTGATCGCCCCGACCGAGTCCCGCAAGCGCCTCGCCGACGACGCCGACAGTCCCTACCACGGCCTCGACCCGGACGACGTGCCCGAGACCGAGGAGAACGACGAAGACGACCTCGGCGAGGGCGACGACGGCACATCGCCGACCGTCCGCCGCCTGTTCGACGCCGCCCGGGCGCAGCGGGTGGCCGCGGAGTAGCTGCCCATGCGGCGCATCTACGGATACGGGCTCGGAGCGTTCGCGCTGGCCGCGACCGCCGTCGGGGCGCAGCAGTACCAGAATTGGGTCGGGCCCAACGGCGAGCAGATGCCGGGCTTCGTGCTCGGGTGCCCGACCGGGGTGGCGCGGCAGGTCGTGCCGTGCGGCGGCATGGGCGCGCCGCTCAACGTGATGACGGCGCCGTTCGTGCGCGCCGTACCGGATCCGATCATCTTCGATGGGGTCACGACCACTCCGAAGCAGTTCGCGGTCACGAAGCCGGCGACCGCCACCACCTACCGGTTCGTGAACCCCTGCGACGTCGACATCCGCATCCGGCGCGTCGGCAGCATGTCGGAAACGGTCACGGCGACGACTGGCATTCGGTACTTGGCCCGGACGAGCGAGGTGGTGGGCACGAGCAACCCGAGCTTCGTGTCGATCATGGCGGTGTCCCCGCCCTCGTCGCCCTGCGCGCCCGAGTTGCTGTACGGGAACGGGTCGTGATGCGCGCCGCGCTCACTGCCGCCCTGCTCCTGGCGCTCGCGCCGGCGCCGCTCGTTGCCCGGGGTATCGGCAGCCCTGGCATGGGGCCACCCGGCCCGGCCGGGGCGCAGGGACAGCCTGGGTCGAAGGGGGAAGCGGGTGCGCAAGGTGCAATGGGGCCCGCCGGACCAGCAGGCCCGCCTGGAGATCCGGGAGCAGCTGGCCCGGCAGGCCGAGATGGAGCGCCTGGTGTTCAAGGGCCCCCGGGGCCGCCGGGCGCAGCCGGCGCGACCGGGCCTGCTGGGATGGCTGGTCCGACAGGAGCGGCCGGGCCCAGGGGTGAGGCCGGTCCCGCTGGCGCTACCGGGCCAGCCGGCTCACGTGGTGATACGGGACCAGCAGGAGCACCGGGCGCTGCTGGCGCGCAGGGAGTAGCAGGGGCGAAGGGGGACACTGGTCCCGCCGGATCGCCCGGGCCGACAGGCGCACAGGGTCCGGCGGGTTCGCAGGGTCCAAAGGGCGAGACAGGCTCGCAAGGCCCACAGGGTGCCACCGGGCCCGCGGGGCCGCAAGGCTCGCCCGGCCCCGCCGGCACCTCCGCCCCGGTCTACGGCACCGCCGGACTCATCTCCGGAGCCAAGGTGTGGGTCGGCTCAACCACCACCGACACGAACGGGAACTTCAGCCAATCAATCGCCGCCGCCGGCTGCACGGCGGCGCCTATCAGCGTCCAGGTGCAGGCCGTCTCCGCCGACCAGACCGCAGCCGCGACGCTCTGGCCGAACGTCGTGACCCGGACAGCCAGTACGATCACCGGCAGCGTGACCAAGCCGAACAACGCGACGGTCAATCTGCTCGGACTCGCCAGCCTGACGCTCGTCCCGAACGCGAAGGCGGGCGCGGGCATCACGGTTCTGATTGAGGCCGTCTGCCAGTAGCGCCGCGCCCCCTCAACCGGCATCCTGCCTCGTCACAGCGAGGCGCCCATGATCGATCTGCCCTGGAACGAGCTATTCGGTGAGCCTGTACCGGACCCGACCGCGCCGCGCCGAGACGATCCTGCGGCCGGTGCACCCGAACGCGGGCCTCGAGGCGGAGTACCGCCGGAGGCTGACGGCCCTGATCGACGAGATGGGCCGCTCGCTGACCTACTGGCTGAGCGCGGCCTACCGCGGCAACAGCCCGGAGATCGCCGAGGATGAGCTTCCGGCCGAGACGATGCGCCGGGCCATCCGGCGTCTCGCCCGGCGCTGGCAGGCAAATTTCAACGACCTCGCCGACGACCTGGCGGCCCACTTCGCGAAGTCGGTCGGTGAGCGCAGCGACGCGAACCTGAAGGCGGCGCTGAAGAAGGGCGGGTTCACCGTCGAGTTCAAGATGACAAGGGCGCAGCGCGACGTGCTCAACGCCGCGGTGCACGAGAACGTCAGCCTGATCCGGTCCATCCCGCAGCAGCACCTCGCCCAGGTTGAGGGCATGGTGATGCGGTCGGTGCAGACCGGGCGTGACCTGGGGCAGCTGGCGGACGACCTTCAGCAGCAGCTGGGGGTGACGAAGAAGCGGGCGGCGCTGATCGCCCGGGACCAGAACAACAAGGTCACCGCGGCGCTCACCCGTGCCCGTCAAGTTGAGATGGGTCTGACCGAGGCCGTCTGGCGACACTCGGGCGGCGGCAAGCACCCCCGCCCGAAGCACGTCAAGGCCAACGGCCAGCGCTACGATCTCCGCGTCGGCCTGCCGATCGGTGACAAGGGACAGAACGTCCTGCCTGGCGAAGAGATCGGGTGCCGCTGTATTGGTCGAGCCGTGATCCCCGGCTTTGCTTAGGAGCTTGTTCGATCTATAATGAGCGAGGCCGCGAAGGTGTTGGAGCACCAACGCAGCCTCTGACCAATCAAGCGTTGGAGCGCTCGAATGGCTACACGGGATGTACCCTATCAAGGGCAGGGTGTCAGCAGGGTGCAGTTGGCCGCAAACCGCGAAGCGGGGCTAAAACGCTGCTTTGTCTGTGGGTCGACAAAGCCCTTCACAGATTTCAGTGCAGATCGCAGTAGATCTGACGGGCGGCAACCCCGGTGCAAAGCGTGCTACGCGGCCTACAGCGCAGCGCGATCAGGGCCTAAGCGACCTCGACTGACCGATGAGCAAAAGGCCGAAAACCGTCGCAAGCTCGCAAGGCGCTATCGTGAACGCAATAAAGAAAATCTGAGAGTAACATCGCGCGCTTGGTACGATGCCAACAAGGAAGGGTTTGCTGAATACCAAAAGAAATGGCGATCTGAAAACATTGAGCGCCATAGGGCGGTGCAGCTTGAATGGCGGAAGGCAAATGCCGACCGCATCGCTGTCCGCAATAAAGAATACGCATCAGCCAACCGGGCCAAGTACCTTGCGCATACCCGCTCCCGACAAGCGCGAAAGATGCAGGCTACGCCAGTCTGGGCGGATCTGAAGAAGATAGAAGCGATATACGCGGAGGCCGCCCGCCTGACAGCGGAGACCGGCGTACCGCACCACGTCGATCATATCTACCCGCTACGCGGGAAGACGATGTGCGGTCTTCACGTTGAGAACAATCTTCAAATCCTCACGGCAGTCGAGAATTTGTCTAAGGGCAATAGAGTCGACGATCCCGGTTGAGGTGCATCAAGGATATGTCACGTGGCCCGGCAAGACGCGCTAGCTTTTGATCGGGGAACTTCACGCGTCTACGACGCGGACGGGCACCTGCACGTAAGGCGGACCCCGGTTAGCAAGGCCAACGTTTGCGAGTATCTCGGGAGTGAGATCCCTGGCTGCGCTGATCTTGGCCTTGATCCAACCCGCCGCTATAAGCTTCTGCGAGATCCAGAAGAACTTGCAAAGGCGGCGGCAAGCTTTAACAACAAGCCCCTGCTCTACACGCATCGGCCCGTCTCGGCAGACGATCATGATCATAAGATCACGGTTGGTACCGTCTCAAATCCAGAGTTCGAATTCCCCTTTCTGTATACCGATCTGACGTGTTGGGACGGAAGGGCGATTGCGACTGTAGAAGACGGGTCGCAAAAAGAACTATCAAGCGCATATCGCTATGTGCCTGATATGACGCCCGGTAATTTTCAGGGCGAGCGATATGATGGCCGCATGACGCAAATTGATTGCAACCATGTTGCCTTCGTAAAGAGGGGCCGAGCCGGCCCTGATGTCGTTGTTGGCGACTCACATAAAGGTTTTGTCATGCCCACGCGCAATCTGTCGCCGGTGGCCGCTCTGGTGCAGAGCGCGCTTATGGCTCGTTACGGATCCAAGCTCGCCATGGATGGCAGCGTTGATCTTGGCCCGGTGGTCGCCGGCCTCACGCCGAAGAATTTCAGGGCGATGATGCCGGCTGTCATCCTCGGCGCCATGAAGGCTCTGCGGGGAAAGCTGGCCCAGGATGCCGATCTCAACGCGGTCGCCGAGGTCATCGAGGCCCTGGCGCCGATCGTCGAGGCGCTGGAGGAGCCGGTCGCGTCCGCCGACCCGATCGACGACCCGGAGGCCAAAGACGAGGGCGACGCCGATCTGCGCGCCATGCTGAAGGCCAAGGGCCTCTCCGACGAGGAGATCGACCGCATCTGCGCCATGGGTGGCGCGCCGGTGATCGACGAGAAGGACGGCGACAAGGACGACGCCAAGAAGGCGATGGACGCCGCGATCCGCACCGCGGTCGCCGCCGCGCTGAAAGGTACCGTGTCCAAGCCGGCCATGGACGCGGCGATCGCCGAGGCGACCGAGAAGGTGCGCACCGAGACCACCGCCCGTCTGGCCGCAATCGACGAGGCCCGCCGCTTCGTCCGCCCGTGGGTCGGCGAGCTCCCGATGGCCTTCGACAGCGCCGAAGCCGTCGAGCGCCAGGCCCTGACCGTGCTCGGCAAGGCCCACGCGGGCAAGCACCGCGACTCGCTGCGCGACATCATCGAAGCGTGCCCGAAGCCCGGCGATGGACCGAAGACCAAGCCCCGCCCCGCCATGGATGCCGCCGGCGCCCAGTCCTTCGCCGAGCGCTTCGGCACCGCCCGCATCGGCCGCGCCGCCTGATCGGCCACCGACACAGGAGACGAGACGATGTCCTTCCCCAAGACTGTCAGCTACGCGCCGGCGCCCGCCGTCGAGGGCGACTTCTGCGACGCCAATCCGCGCTCGACCGTCAACGCTGGCCCGGGCGGCCTCGTCGTCGGGCCGGCCGGCGCGATCATCGGCCGGTTCTGCTGGGCGACCTCGCCCAACGACGCCGACGGCGCCCCGGCGACCATCACCAACTCGGGCACCGGCGCCCCGACCGGGTTCCTGCACCGTGAGCAGCAGGGCCTGATCACGCCCTTCCTGGCCGAGTCCGGGATGGCGATGCTTCCGGGCATGCCCGCCACGCTGTTCAAGTCGGGCGGGTTCTGGGTGCGCAACGCCGGCGCGGGCGCGGCGGCCTACGGCAACAAGGTGTTTGCCAGCAACACGGACGGCTCGGTCAGCTTCGGCGCGGCCGGTGCCACGGTGGCCGGCTCCACCGAGACCAAGTGGTTTGCCATGTCCGTCGGGGCAGCGGGCGAGCTCGTGAAGATCTCCGCCACGCCGAACGGCTGATGCGGATCGGCAGCGGAGACACACAGATGAACGCGATGACGCCCATTGAGGCACGCACCCAGTTCGAGGCGGACCGAGAGGCCCTTGCGGACCTCGGCATCCACCTTGATCACGTCCAGGGCTATGCCACGGCCGAGATCCGCCGCGACTACACGATCGCGATGGACGCCCTGCCGGCCCTCCAGACCGCGGCGACCAGCGCCATCCCGGCGATGCTCACCACCACGATCGACCCGCAGGTGATCCGGGTCCGCTTCACCCCGACCAAGGCCGCCGAGATCTTCGGCGAGCAGAAGAAGGGCGACTGGCTGCAGGACACCGTGATGTTTCCGGTGGTCGAGCACACCGGCGAGGTGTCGAGCTACGGCGACTACGCCAACAACGGCATGGTCGGTGTCAACATGAACTGGCCGCAGCGCCAGAACTACCTCTACCAGACGATCTCCGAGTACGGGGAGCGTGAGCTGGGCCGGGCGGGGCTCGCCGGCATCAACCTCGTCGCCGAGAAGGACGAGGCCGCCGCCAACGTCATGGGGCGGTTCGAGAACAGCATCTACTTCTTCGGCGTCGCGGGCCTGCAGAACTACGGTCTGCTGAACGACCCGGCCCTGCCAGCCTCGCTCACCCCGGCCACCAAGGCGGCCGGCGGCACCGGCTGGCAGACCACCGGCGGCGCGCCGAACGCGACCGCGAACGAGGTCTACAACGACGCCCTCGCCCTGTTCACGCAGCTGGTCGCCCAGACCGGCGGCCTGATCAGCGCCGAAGACGAGATGGTACTGGCCATGTCGCCAAGCTCCGCCGTGGCGCTTGGCTTCATCAACCAGTTCAACCTCAAGGTCCGGGACGCGCTCAAGGCCGAGTTCCCGCGTCTCGAGGTCGTCACCGCGGTGCAGTACGGCAAGCAATCGGCCGCAAACCCGCAGGGCGTCGTCGCCGGCAACATGATGCAGCTGATCGCCAAGACCATCGACGGCCAGCCCACCGGCTACATGGCGTTCTCGGAGAAGATGCGGTCTCACAACCTCGTCACCGAGATGTCCAGCTACAAGAAGAAGTGGTCCGGCGGCGCCTGGGGCGCGGTGATCCGCATCCCCTACGCCGTCGCCTCCATGGTGGGGATCTGACCATGGGCGCGGCGCGTCTTCGGCGAGCGCAGGCGGCCACGGGCAACACCGCGACCGCGGCTCGCGACGTCGTCACCGTGGGCTGCAAGCTCCCGTGCGGCTTCATCATGCGCGAGTTCGCAGCGACCCCGGAGACCGAGCTCGTGATGGGCGGCGGCGCCCGAGAGGTGACCGTGCACCGGCCCACCGGCCAGCAGGTCACGATCCTCGGCACCGGCGCCCGCGCCGGTCTGCCGCCGCCGATCCTGGTCCGCGGGTTCCGGCTGACCCCCGACGTGCCCAAGGCCCTCTGGGATAACTGGCTCGCCGCCAACCGCGACAGCGACATGGTGCGCAACGGCCTCGTCTACGCCTCGCCCCAACAGCGCGACGTCGAGGCGTTCGCTCGCGAGCATGAGAGCGCCCGCACCGGCCTTGAGGGCATCGATCCCGACAACCCGGGCGCCCGCGTCCGGGGCATCCAACGTCTCGAGAAGGCCCGGTAGGAGGGCGCCATGGACGACACGAACCTGATCACCATCGGCTGCAGGCACGCGCCCGGCATCCGGCTCCGGGTGTCCGAGTGGTTCAAGACTCCGGGCCTCGACGAGCCGCAGCTGCGCGAGATCGCGATCTACGACCTCGCCGGCAGCGGGCAGCACAACGGCGAGCCCGGCAACGGCTCGCTCCCGGGCTACACCAAGATCCCGGCCGAGCACTGGGAGAAGTGGAAGGCCCTGAACGGCCATTCCGACCTCTACGCCTCCGGCACCCTGTTCGAGGCCAAGGGCGGCGAGGACGCCCCCGAGGCGCCGCAGCTCACCGCCGAGGAGGAGCGCGAGAAGGCGAACGCCGAGGCCCAGCGGCTGGCGGAGAAGCAGGCGCAGCTGGCAGCCGATGCCGCGGCGCGCGCTGCCGAGGAGGCGCAGGCGGAGGCGGATCGCGCAGCCAAGGCCGCGGCCGAGCAGCAGGCCACGGCCGGCCAGGGCGGCGGCGACGGCGATGAGCCGGCCCCCGACGCCGAGCTCGACAAGCTCAGCGACGACGAGCTCCGCGCCTACCTGCGCGATCGCGGCGTGGTCGTCGATCGGCGCTGGGGTCGCAAGACGCTGATTGTCGAGGCCGAGAAGCTGAAGGCCGCGGCCTGACCATGGGCGCCATCGCCACCTTCGACTTCACGGCGTGGCAGCGGCGCTACCCCGAGTTCGGTGCCGTGACGGAGCCACAGGCGCAGGACTACTTCACCGAAGCGACCCTGTACCTGCGCAACGACGGCACCGGGCCGGTGCGTGAACCGGCGCAGCAGCTGATGCTGCTCAACATGCTGGTCGCGCACATCGCAGCCCTGAACGGGGCGGGCGCGGACGGGCAGGCGCAGGGCGGCATCGTCGGGCGCATCACCAGCGCCACCGAAGGCTCGGTGAGCGTCACGGCGGCCGAGATGCCGAACGAGGGGTCTTTGGCCGCGTGGTTCCAGATGACGCCTTACGGTCTGAATTTCTGGTCGGCTACGGCGAACCTGCGCATGGCCCGCTATGTCCCGGGCCCGCGGCGCGGCTGCACCCACTACGGTCGAGGCGGCTGGTAGCATGGTCACCGTCAAGGGCGGCATGGCGCTCGAGCGGCGCCTGGGCGAGCTCGCCGCGAAGCTCGGGGACAGCCCCACCCTCTCGGTCGGGTTCCTGGAGGGGGCCTCTTATCCCGACGGCACCTCGGTCGCCATGGTGGCCGCGATCGACGAGTTCGGCGCGCCGGCCAACAACCAGCCGCCGCGGCCGTTTTTTCGTTCGATGATCGCTGACAAGTCGTCGGGCTGGCCAACCTCGCTCGCCGCGACGCTCAAAACGACGAACTACGACCCCAAGGCCGCGCTCGGCCTGATGGGCGAGGGCATCAAGGGCCAGCTCCAGCAGAGCATCCTAGACCTGACCTCGCCGCCGCTGAGCCCGAAGACGATCGCGCGGAAGGGCTTCGACAAGCCGCTGATCGACTCGTCGGTAATGATTAACAGCGTGGATTACGTGGTCGAGTGACGATGAACCTGCGCAGCATCGCGAACCGGTATACGTCACGTGTCAACCCGAATGTATCGGCCACGATCAAGCGCTCGACTGGTTACACGACGAGCCCGAGCGGCACCCGTATCCCGACCTATGCCGACTTGCCTGTGCGAGTGCAGGTGCAGACCGCGTCGAACGGAGACATTCAGAAGCTCGAAGCCCTGAACATCCAGGGCGTCCACCGGGTCATCTACATCTCGGCTGAGGTCGAGGCGATGATCCGCGTCGACAAGAAGGGCGGCGATCAGATCGTGTTCGAGGCCGGCGTGATGCCTGAGGACGACCAGGGCACGCGCTGGATCATCTCGGCGGTGCTTGAAGTATGGGGCCACGAGTGGCGCAAGTGCGCCATCACCTTGCAGAATTCCTACACCGCATGATCCCCGTCGCCGTCACCCCGAGCCAGGACGACATCTTCACGGTCCTCCGGGCGGTCCTGCTCCGGCTCGTCCCCGAGGGCGCCGAGGTGGTGCAGGGTCAGGACAACAACGTCACCGCGCCGCAGGCTGCGGACTACGTCGTCATGACGATCCTGCGCCGCGACCGCATCTCGACCAACGTGGTGACCTGGGCCGACTGCACGCTGGTCGGCTCGGCGAGCGGCACGGTCCTGACCGTCGAGCGGGTCACGCACGGCACGCTTGAAGCCGGCCGGCCGCTCTACGGAACCGGCATCAACCCGGACCCCATCATCGTCGCCCTCAACGGCGACGGCACCGCCACCCTCTCGGCGCCCGTCGTGTTCGCCTCCCGCCCTCTCGCCGCCGGCGCTCGCGCGCTGCGCCAAGCCACCCGGGTCGTGATGCAACTCGACGTGCACAGCGACGACCTCTCCCGGGCATCGGACACCGCGCAGGCCATCGCTACGGTGCTGCGCGACCTCTCCGGGGTGGACATGCTGCGTGCGAGCGGCCTGCCGATCACGCCGCTGCACGCCGACGACCCGAAGCAGGTGCCCTTCGTCAACGCCGAGGGCCAGTACGAGTCCCGCTACGTGGTCGAGGCCCACCTGCAGGCCGACCAGACCCTGCTGCTCCCGCAGCAATACGCCGACCGCCTCGATGTGGATCGGATCCCCGTCGACCTGTTCTTCGCTGCCTGAGGAAAACCCATGGCCTCCATCCCGGCGGACCAGATTGTCCGCGTCCTGCCGCAGGTCCTCAACGCCGGCGGCAACCCCCTCGCGTTCAACGGCCTGTTCCTGACCTTGAATCCGCGCGTACCGATCGGGACCGTACTCGACTTCCCGAACGACGGCTCGTCGGTCGAGGACTATTTCGGGCCGGGCTCGCAGGAGGCGGCCTGGGCGGACATCTACTTCCTCGGCTTCGACACCTCGACCCAGAAGCCGGACTCGCTGCTGTTCGCGCGGTTCACCGCCGCGGCGGCACCGGCCTACCTGATCGGCGGCCCGGTCAACACGCTGACCGTCGCCCAGATCCAGGCGATGCAGGGCGACCTGTCGGTGGTGGTCGACGGCTACCCGCACACCGCGTCGGGCCTCAATCTCTCGGGCGCCACCAGCTACTCGGCCGCGGCCGCGCTGATCCAGCAGGCGCTGAATGCCTCGCAGCCGGTCGCCGCCTCGGTCACGGGCGCCATCGCACCCGCCACAGCCGCCATCACGGCGTCGATCGCCGGCAACGTGATGACCGTGAATGCGGTCATGTCCGGTACGCTGGTGCCCGGCGCCGTCCTCACGGGCTCGGGCGTCGCGGCCGGCACCACGGTCACCTCACAGCTTTCCGGCTTGCCCGGCGGCCCCGGCACCTACGCCGTCAGTGCCGCGCAAGTGGTGCCGAACGCCAGCCTCTCGGCAGCCTACGGCGTGCTTACCGTCTCGGCGGTCTCGTCGGGCAGCCTGTCGGTCGGCCAGACCTTGACCGGCGCCGGCGTCTCGGCCGGGACGCGCATCACCGGGCTCGGCACCGGCGCGGGCCTGGCCGGCACCTACTACGTCTCGCCCTCGCAGACGGTCTCTAGCGGCACGCTGACGGCCGCCGCCACGCCGATCGCGGTCAGCTACGACGCGATCTCGGGCGGGCTCCAGATCACCTCCGGCATCACCGGCGGGGCCTCGTCGATCGGCTACGCCGCCGGCTCGCTGGCGGCGTCCCTGATGCTGACCCAGGGCGCGGGTGCGGTGATCTCGCTCGGAGCGGATGCGACCACGCCCGGTGCCTTCATGGAGGGGATCACCGACCTCACCCAGAACTGGGTATCGTTCGCGACGCTGTTCGACCCGGACGGCGGCTCCGGCGCGACCACGCAGAGGATGCTGTTCGCGACCTGGACCAACTCCAAGAACAACCGCTACGCCTACGTGTGCTGGGACCGCGATGCGAGCCCGACCGTCACCCTGCCGGCGACGACCAGCCTGGGCTACCTGCTTCAGCAGTCCGGGCTGTCGGGCACCTGCCTGGTCTACGAGCCGAGTGATCTCGGCCACGCCCCGTTCGTCTGCGGCGCCATCGCATCGATCGATTTCGCGGCACGCAATGGGCGCACCACCCTGGCGTTCCGGCAGCAATCCGGCCTCGTCGCCGGCGTCAGTAATGCGCGGATCGCCTCCAACCTCGCCGGTGATCCGCAGGTCGCGGGGAGCTACGGCAACGGGTACAATTTCTATGGTGCCTACGCGACGGCAAACCAGGGGTTCGTCTTCTTCAACCGGGGCACGATCTCTGGCAAGTTCCAGTGGATCGACAGCTACGTCAATCAGATCCGGCTGAACAACCAGCTCCAGCTGGCAATGATGAACCTGCTCGTCCAGACCAACAGCATTCCGTACAACGTCGAAGGGTATGCCATGGTCGAGGCCGCGTGGCTTGACCCGATCCAAGAGGCGATCAACTTCGGATCGATCCGCGCCGGCATTCCGCTGTCGAACCTCCAGAAGGCGCAGATCAAGAGCCAGGCCGGCCTCGACATCGCCGACACGCTGTTCCAACGCGGCTGGTACGCGCAGATCCTCGACGCCGCGCCGCAGGTCCGCCAGGGCCGCGCCAGCCCGCCGTGCCGGCTCTGGTACATGGACGGTCAGTCCATCCAGGCGCTGACCCTCGCCAGCATCCTCATCCAGTGATCGCCAGATCGTAAGGAGCACGAGACATGTCGATCACGTCCGCCAATGCCGTCCTGATGCTCGGCGTCAACAACGTCTTCTCCTCGCCGCAGCAAATCCAGGGCTTCGCGACCGACGATGCGTTCGATACCGAAGTCCAGGAGATCGGCGAAACGATGATGGGTGTCGACGGCTTCCTGTCCGGCGGCTTCGTCTACACCCCGGTTTCGATGGGCATCACGCTGATGGCCGACTCGCCGAGCACGAATTTCTTCGACTCTTGGGCGAACGCCGAGCGGGTGATCCGTGACAAGTACACGGCGTTCGGCACCATCTTCCTGCAGGGCACCGGCCGGAAGTACGCCATGACGAAGGGGTTCCTGATCTCGGCTCCCGTCTTGCCGGACGCCAAGAAGGTGCTCCAGCCGCGCAAGTTCACGATCCGCTGGGAGCGCGTGCTCCCGGCGCCAGTCTGAGGGCGCGGCGATGGCGCGGCGTGAGACGCGGGTCACCATTCCGTCGACCGACCCGAACAACCGCGACGGCGGCAAGGTCTTCCTGATCCGGGAGATGCCGGCGACGCAGGCCGAGGACTGGGCGATGCGGGCGCTCCTGGCGCTGACCGCGGCCGGCGCCGAGATCCCGGACGACCTCGAGGGGGCCGGCATGGCCGGTCTCGCCGTGATGGGGGTTCAGGCCCTGACCGGCCTGAAGCACGCCGACGTGAAGCCGCTGATGGACGAGATGTTCACCTGCGTGCAGGCCTGCCCGGACCGGCAGAACCCGAACGTGGTCCGGCCGCTGGTCGAGGACGACATCGAGGAGGTCCAGACGCGCCTCTTCCTGCGCAGGGAGATCTTGCAGCTCCACGTGGGTTTTTCGCTGCCCGGCGCCCCGTCGATGTCGACGTCGGAGACGCCGGGCCCGTCCGGGGCTGGAAGAATTACCCGAACCTCTCCCGCACGATAGCGGTCATCGTGTCGTCCGGGCGCGCGACGCTGCACGAGTTGCAAACCGTGTACGGCATCAAGGACGCTCACGATCTGCTCGAAGTGATCCAGATCGACGCGCACAATGAGCGCGCGGCGCAGAAGGAATAGTCCTTAGCGAACCCATTTCAGGGTTTTAGAGCGTTTCGGAAGAACTCACGTCCGAGCGCTCGAAATTTCTCAATTTTATCCTCCAAGGCCGCGTAAGAGCACAAGTCTTCTCCGCAAGACTGGCAGGTAACGGCGTCGTCCGGTTTGGGGTCGTCGGGGACGACCAAAATGGTTGGGCCGCATTTCGGGCACGAAGGTTTCAGGCTGAGTTCCATGTCCGCCTCGCCGATAGGGGTTAAAATCTAATGGTGCTGGTGCTTGACCGTTTCGTCTTCGAAATGGGCCTTGATCCGAAGGACTTCGTCAAGGGCCAGCGCGAGACGGTCACCTCGTTCCGCAAGACCCGCGAGGCCGTGGTCAAGGATGGCCAGGGCATCGAGACGGCAGCCGAGAAGGCGGCGGCCAGCGTCGACCGGCTGTTCCGGAACTTCGTCAAGCTGTTCGCGCTCGTCACCACCGGCCGCAGCCTGTCCGGGTTCGTGTCTGAGGTCACGAACGCCGACGCCGCGCTCGGCCGCCTGGCCACCAGCATCGGCCGGGCGCCGGAGCTGATCTCCGCCATGTCGAAGGCGGTCGAGCGCTCCGGCGGCGATGCGCAGGCCGCGGTCCGGTCATTCCAGTCCTGGTCCGAGCAGGTCGAGCGGATCCGCACGACCGGCGACTCGTCGATCCTGCCGTTCCTGGCCCGGCTCCAGGCTGCCGGCGGCAAGACGATCGACCTCAACAAGAAGAACGTGGATGGCCTGGCCGACCTCGCCGACAACCTGAAGGCGGTGGCCGAGCAGCAGGGTATCGCCAGCGCGACCTACTATGGGAAGAATCTCGGGTTCGACGAAGGCACGATCGCGCTGCTGGTCAAGGGCGGCGCCGCGCTGCGCAAGGCGATCCAGGAGAGCGAAAAGCTCGGCATCGCGACGAGCAAGGACACCGCGGCCGCGCAGGAGCTTCAGACCGCCTACCGCACGCTGACGCAGGAGGTCGAGAGCTTCGGGCGCACGATCCTGACGGCGATCTCCCCGGTGCTGGTGCAGCTCCTGAAGGACGTGCAGGCGGTCGTTCGGGCGATCAAGGAGTGGGTGCAGAGCAACGTCGTCCCGTTCCTGAAGGAATTTGCGAGCCAGATGGGGATCGCCGGGAGCGAGACCCTGACCCTGGTGCGAATCACCGAGGCGCTGTTTGCGCTGTGGCTGGGCTCGAAGGCCATCGCGTTCCTGCGGGTGCTCGGCACGATGCGTCTGCTGCTGACCGGCGGGCGCGTAGCGGCTGGCGGTGCCCTGGCCGGCAGCAGCGGCTTGCTGGGCGCCATCATCGGGGGGCTCGCCGTCGGCGGTACCATTGGCGCCGACAGGAGCACGCCGAACGCCGAGAAGCCTGGCCTGCAGAAGCACTGGGACGACGAGGCGTCCGGCGCTGCGCCCGGTGGGATGTGGGATGCCGTGAAGCGCGGCTGGAACTGGGGCAAGAGGAAACTGTTCGGGGGTGGCGACGCTGGTGCGGCTCCTGGGGCGGCCGGCGGGGGCGCGGGAGCAGCCGCTGGAAGCGGACCCGTTAGCACCCTGCCCATCGCGCCTGGCACCGGAGACGGTCACATCGCCTCCCGCGAGGAGCGAGCAAAGTACATCCGCGAGGCTGCTGTCCGCAACGGCATTGACCCCGATGTTGCGCTTCGCGTCGCGCAGAGTGAGGGCTTCAACAAGTACACGGGCGACCAGGGTCGGTCGCATGGTGACTGGCAGCTGTTCACTGGCGGCGGACTCGGAAACAAGGCCTTGGCCGAAGGAATTGATGTCCGCGATCCGAAGACCTGGAAAGAGCAGACCGATTTCGCGATGCGCGAGGCAGCCAGGGGCGGCTGGAGGCCGTGGCACGGGGCCGCGAAGGCGGGGATTGGCGATTGGCAGGGAATCACGCGGAAGGGGCCGCAGGCTGACGCCCCCGCGCCCGCAGCCCGAAACGATGGTGTCGACGCTCGATTGACGGACATTATCGAGAACGCCAAGAAAAGCCTGCCTGAAGGATACACCGCCAAAATCGTTTCAGGACTACGGCCTGGTGATCGTCGATTTCACGGCCAGGGTCTTGCATCTGATGTGGCGATCTACGACCCGCAAGGACGGAAACTGGGCAACTATCAAGACGCCTCGACATTTCGGCAATACGAACAATTCGCGCAGGCGGCCCGCCGCTACCAGATGCAGAAGTACCCAGAACTGGCCAAGGCCTTGCGATGGGGGGGTTACTTCGGCGGCCCAGCCGGAAAGTACGGCGCGCTGGACACGATGCACTTCGACCTCGGCGGCCACCGCGTGGGCATGGGTGGCGGATCGTGGGCTGAAGGCCTCACCCGTGAGCAGCGACAGATGTTCCCGGGTGCGAACTCGCAGGGCATGGGGCAAGATGCGCCGCGATCACCTTCCGCTCGGTTGTGGCGTGGATCGCCGGCTGCCGTGGCGTCGGTCAACCAAGCGCGTAATGCCCAAGCGGCCCAGATCGGCCGGCAGATGAACGACAATCGGTCGAGCACGACCACGACGAACAGCACCCGCATCGGCAGCGTCACGGTGCAGACGGCGGCGACGGATGCGGGCGGTATCGCGCGGGACATGGAGGAGGCACTGAAGCGGCGGTCGTTTGTCGCGGCGGCTACGACAGGACAGGCTTAGGTTTTAACTACTTGCATCTGTAGTAAGTAGTTATTTTGCGCGTCTTTGCATCTTGTACGGATAAAATATCTGACTCGATAGTAGAATTTATATCCCAAAGCTCTCGAACTCTCTCGGTCAGCCCTTCTCCTGAACAGGTAAAAGTAAGCTCGGTGGGGCTAATAATTTTGCCCCATTGGTTCCTGAAGATTTTTGCAGCCTTGACGCTACGCACGTCGCAGCCCGACTCAAATGCGAGAAAGGATTTTGCTGTTATCTGAACTACCCGATCGTCATCGTTCTGACCAACCCCTCGCCAAGCAGAAGCCGGGCAAGAAGTATAGGTTCCCCACACACCACGAAAACCCAGCGGGATCTCGGACGCAGCCGCAGTCCAAGTTGCAAATGACAGTACGGTGGCGATGGCGGCTCTCATAGTCACTCCTCTATGTGGACAAGTCTGAGGCGTACATATCTGTGCCCTTCCCCGTGAACGTTCCAGATGTCGACGGCGTCCCGCCCGTCACCTTCGCCCCTGGCTCGGGGGGCGACATCATCCTGGCGGCCGCCGACGCGATCGGCATCGGTCCGCTCTTCGGCGGCAACGGCGGCGCTCCGCAGTGGGGTCTCTATCGCCAAGGCCGCTCCGTCGTAGCCTGCGAGAGCGTCCTGGCCTTCGATCACAAGGTGGACTTCGCGGTCTCCGACCACCCCCTGGAGCGCGGCTCCTTCGAGTCCTTCAACAAGGTCGCAATCCCCTTCGACGTCCGGCTGATCTTCACGGCCGGAGGCACCGAGGCTCGCCGCGCGGCGCTGCTCAACTCCCTGCGTGCCATCGCCGGCGACCTGAACCTCTACGACGCGGTCACGCCCGAGACGGTCTACCGGGACGTCAACATCGTGCACCTCGACTACCGCCGCACCGCCCAGGCCGGCGCGGGCCTGCTCATCGTCGCCGTCTGGTGCCAGGAGATCCGCCAGACTTCGCCGAGCACGGGTGGATCGGGATCTTCGACCGCGACGCCGAGCGGTGCGGGCCAGGAGAATGGGGGTACCGTGCAGCCTGCTTCTCCAGGAACGATTAACGACACGAGTTTCGGGGCCAATGGCTTCGCAAGCACCTTCAATCCCAACAGCCCGGGTGCCGCCGGTGTGCCGAACGGCTCGTTCACTACTGCGCCTATCCCTGACACGACCGTTGGCCCCTCAGGCCTTGGCGACTTCCCGACCGCCGGGCTTGGTGATCCGATCGCGTAATCAAGATGCAGATCATCCCCCTGCGGCCCGTGCCGTCCCAGACGGTGATGGCGACGCTCGCCGACCAACTGGCGCAGATCGACGTCTACCAGAAGGCCTACGGGCTGCACCTCGACCTCTACGTGTCCAACGTCCTGCTGCTCGCAGGCGCCCTGTGCCAGGACCGGAACCTCATCGTGCGCAGCCGCTACATCGGCTTCGTCGGCGACCTGTGTTTCGTCGACACGCAGGGCACGGACGACCCGACCTACGAGGGGCTGGGGATCCGGTTCGGGCTGGCTTACATCGAGGCCGGCGAACTCGCAAACAGCCAAATTTCTTGACGAATTTTAACGATTTGTCAGCAGAATGCGCTGGCGTATGACAAATTTGTCACAAGTCATTTGAGAAATGAGACCGCGTAAGGCGCCCGCGACACCGGGGTGCTAGGTTGCAGCTCTCCGATCCTCCGCAAGGAGGTCGGCGGCGGGGCCCAGCCCTGGAAAAGCAAGCCCCGCCGCCCGTTCGCCGCCCTGGTTACCAGCCTGGGCAACTTCCCGATCGATGGAGAGACATCGATGAGCGACAGCACGAATACCCCGTTCCCTGCGGTGCGAGAAGGCGTGATCGGCGCAGGCCTCGTCCAGACCGCCGATGCGCGCGAGCTGCATGCGTGCTTGGGCGTCGGGCGCGACTTCACCACCTGGATCAAGAAGCGCATTGCGCAGTACGGCTTCGCCGAGCACGTCGACTACGTGGTGATCGATTCCCCCAATCGGGGGGACCAATCCGGACGCGGTGGCGACCGCCGGTCTGTCGAATACCACCTGACCCTCGACATGGCGAAGGAGCTCGCCATGGTCGAGAATAACGAGCGCGGCCGGGCCACCCGGCGCTACTTCATTGAGGTCGAGAAGCGAGCCCACGAGGCCGCGGCGATCGACATGAACGCGCTCGGCGGCATGGTGAAGCGCATCGTGGCGCGCCAGCTGTCCGAGGTCGTGCCGGCCCTCGTTCGCGAGCAGGTCGCGACCGGCCACAACGCGGTCATCCAGGGTGTCAGCGCCGGGCAGGTGATCGAGATGGCCGGCGTCACGGCGCGCAAAGGGCTGCGCGGGTTGCCCCGGTGGGTGTCGAGCCGACTCTACCGCTTCCACGCCACCAAGGGCGTCGTCGTGCGGCTCGCCAGCCTCGGCAGCCGGCAGGCCTACGTGTTCGACCCGATGGTCAGCCGCGAGTGGCTGATGGAGGGCGGCAAGGCCGAGATCGAGCAGAAAGTCGCCGAGCGGCGCGGCCAGGGCGTGCTGCGGCTCGTCTGACGCGCGCACTCACACGCAAGGCAGGGGCGGCGATGCCGCCCCGCCCTAGAATTTCTGAGGTCCGATGACCTTCAGCCGCAAGTGCATCGACGTTTCGATCTCGCTCGCCTCCGGCTCCTACGCCGCGGGCGGCAACAAGGCCGACATCAAGGGCCACCGCGTCGTCGCCCTGATCCGCAAGCCCGGCGGTGCCGACATGGCGCAGCTGGAATGCGCGATCTACGGGCTGCCGCTGAGCGTGATGAACCAGCTGACCACGCTGGGCACGCAGTTCAACCTCTTCTCGAAGAACGTCATCACGCTGAAGGCCTACGAGGAAGGGCAGCAGCCGGCGATGGTGTTCGAGGGCAATATCAACGTGGCATTCGCCGACATGCGGGCGATGCCTGAGACTTGCTTGCGGGTGTCGGCACTTGCGGGCCTGTTCGCCGCGGTGAAGCCCGTTGACGTCACGAGTCAAAAGGGGGCGACCGATGTCGCCAAGACCATGGAGCAGATCGCCAAGAAGGCGGAACTGAAGTTCGAGAACAACGGCGTCGACACGAAGATCGTCAACCCCTACTTCCCCGGCTCCGCTCGCCAGCAGGCTCACGAGCTTGCTCGCGCCGCCGGCATCAGCTGGATCATCGACAACGGCACGCTGGCGATCTGGCCTGCCGGCAAGACGCGGAAGGGTCAGTCGGTCGTGATCTCCCCGCAGACGGGGATGGTCGGATACCCGGCCTATACCCAAGCAGGGATCGACGTGACGACGCTGTTCAACCCGGCGATCCAGTACGGTCGGCAGGTCGAGGTGCAGTCCGACCTGAAGCCAGCATGCGGCTCGTGGTCGATCATCAACCTGGATTACGCTCTTGAGGCCGAAGTCCCGAAGGGCAAGTGGTTTACGACGTTGACCCTCAACCGGATCATGGGGCCTTCATCATGAGCGGCGACAGCGACGACAAGGACGTCGCCTCCCAGCTCAGTCTGACGGACGGCAACTCGCTCCTCAACCAGCATCGATACCTGTCTGATCAGGCGCAGGCTCAACACCGCACCCACTTCGTCGGCAAGATCGTCGCGGTGCACGGGGGCGGGCGCGACAGCCCGCCCACGGTCGATGTGCAGCCGCTGGTCAAGCAGATGGACGGGGCCGGCAAGAGCCGGTCGCACGGCACGGTCTACGGCATCCCCGTCACCCGCAACATGTCGGGCGACAGCGTCATCATCAACGACCCGAAGGTGGGCGACGTCGGCACCTTCTCGGTTCTCGACCGCGACCACTCCTCGGCGCAGGCCAACGACTGGGGCGAGGCGAACCCGGGCTCGAAGCGCCGCGGCTCGATGTCGGATGCCGTCTACCACGGCCCGCTCCCGCGCAAGGCTGACAAGCCGAAGCAGTGGATCCATTTCAAGGACGACGGGGTCGAGATCCAGGATCGCAACGGCAACACACTGGTCGGCGGCAAGGATGGCTGGAGCCTGAACGGTGTCGTGATCGACCGTGACGGCGCCATCAAGGCGCCCGGCGAGATCACCGCCAAGGCCAAGGGTAAATCGTCCGTGACGGTTTCCGGCCACAAACACCCCTCGACCGACAAGCCGAGCCCGGGCACCTGATGCGCTCGCTCCTTCTCGACACCGTGACCTGGGACCTTGCCCTCGACACCTCCGGCAGCATCGCCGTCGCGTCGAACCCCTACGCGATGGCGCAGGATGCCGCCTGCGCGATCCGCACCTACCAGGGCGAGGTCTACTACAACACCGCCGACGGCGTGCCCTACCGCGACCAGATCTTGGGGCAGCAGGTCCCGCTCTCCCTGGTGCGCGCCTACCTCGAGGCGGCCGCGCTGACCGTCCCGGGCGTGGTCCAGGCACAGGCCTTCTTCACCCGGTTCGAGGGTCGCCGCTTGTCCGGACAGGTCCAGATCACCGACCGCACAGGCGCCCTCTCCGCCGCGTCCTTCTGACGAGCATCCATGTCAAGCACCGCGATCCCGCGCCCGACCCTCGGGCCGACCGGCTATGTCGCGCCGGCCGAGAGCGCCTTGTATGCGGGCGCCATGGCCGACCTGCAGGCGGCGTTCGGCGGCGGGCTCAACCCGGGCCCGAAAACCCCGCAGGGCCAGTTCGCGACGAGCCTCGCGGCCTTGGTCGGCAACATCAACGACTTGTTCCTGTTCTACGTCTCACAGACGGACCCGGCCTACGCGCAGGGCCGGATGCAGGACGCCATCGGCCGCATCTACTTCCTGGAGCGCCGCCCGGCCCAGCCGACTGTGGTGCAGGCGGTCTGCATCGGGCTTGAGGGCGTCGCGATCCCGGCCGGCGCGCTGGCCCGAGCCGACGACGACAACCTCTACATCTGCCAGCAGAGCGGCACGATCGGGCCCTCGGGCGCCATCACGCTGCCCTTCGCCTGTGCGACGCCCGGCCCGATCGCCTGCCCGGCCGGCAGTCTCTCGACGATCTACCAGGCCATTCCAGGCTGGGACACGATCACGAACCCGCAGGACGGCGTGCTCGGCGCGGCGGTCGAGGGCCGGGCGGATTTCGAGATCCGGCGACGGCAGTCCGTCGCGCTCAACGCCCTGGGCTCGCTGCCGGCAGTGCGCGGCGCGGTGCTGAGCGTGGACGGCGTGCTCGACGCCTTCGTGGTCCAGAACGACTCGAACTTTCCGGCCACGATCGGCGGCTACACCCTCTCCGGCTCCAGCATCTACGTCTCGGTCGCCGGTGGCGAGGCCGACGCGGTCGCCCGCGCGATCTGGACGCGCAAGATGCCGGGCTGTGCCACGAGCGGCAGCACGACCGTCACGGTGCTCGACACCGCCTCCGGCTACAGCCCGCCCTACCCGGCCTACGAGGTGCATTTCGATTTCGCACGGCCCCTGCCAGTCCTGTTCGCGGTCGAGATCAAGAACTCGGCCCTCGTACCGGCCGACGCCACGCAGCAGGTGCGGGCCGCGCTCATCGGCGCATTCGCCGGCGAGGACGGCGGGCCACGTGCCCGGATCGGCGCCGAACTCCTGGCGAGCCGCTACTACGACCCGGTGCAGGCCCTCGGGCCTTGGGCTCGGATCGTGTCGCTGCGCATCGGCGCCTCGACCGCGCCGGCCGCGACCTTCGTGGGGGCGATCGACGGGACTGCCCTGCAGGTTGCCGGCGCGGGGGACGGCGCGCTTGAGGTGGGTCAGACGATCCTCGACGACAACGGCCTGGTGTTGCCGGGATCGCGCGTTGCGTCGTTCGCCACCGGCGCCGGGGGCACCGGGACATACACGCTCACCACGCTCAACCGGGCGATCGCCGGCCGCCGGCTCTACGCGGCGCGCCCTGACCAGTTCCGGGTGCCGGTCGGCATCGACCAAGTCCCGAGCCTGTCGGCCGCCGACATCGTCGTGACGCTGGTATGACCGGGCCCGCCTACCCTCCGGAGCACAACCGGAGCACGGCTCCTGGCGGCCAGCTGCCGGTCACGGAGCAGCTCGACTACTGGACGACCGTCCTCAGCCAGTTCGCCAACAGCCCGATCCTGACCGGGATCATCGGCGGCGGCGCGGCCGCCCTCGACCAGCGGCCCAACTTCGACGACTTCTACCAGCGGATCTGGAACCTCGACACGGCGGAAGGGTACGGCCTCGACGTGTGGGGCCGGATCGTCGGGGTCAACCGCGTTCTCAAGGTCGTGAGCGGTCGGTTCTTCGGGTTCGCCGAGGCGGTGATCCAGGGCGACGGCGCGATCGCCAGCCTCAACGACGCCTTGCTGAGCTTCGGCGACTGCTTGGGCTTCGCGGAGGCTCAACCCGGGTCGAAGTCCTACGGCTACGGCACGTTCCTGCCCGCCTCGCCGCAGCAGCAGGCCACGGCCGAGACGGCGGCGCAGTACGGCCCGTTCTACGACGGCGCAGTCACGACGGAGAACTTCCGGCTCGGCGACGAGGCGTACCGCCGGCTGATCTACGCCAAGGCAGCGGCGAACATCTGCGACGGCTCGATCCCGGCCATCAATGCCATCCTGATGCGGATCTTCGCGGGGCGCGGCAGCGCCTACGTCACCGAGCGGGTGCCGGACCCCTACTTCGGTTTCGCCGAGGCTGCCTCCGTCCGCCCGAACTACGTCCGCGGTCTCAACACGCTCGTCGACTACCCTGGTCCCTACATCGGCTTCGCCGAGGCCCAGCCGGGCGACGAGGGCCTGAACACCGCGCCGCTCTACAGCGGGGCTGCGAACGGCAGTCCGTCGCCCTCGCTCAGCGCCGAGTGCGCGCCGTTCTACGCCGGCCAGGCGAACCCCTACGCGGCCATGACCTACACGTTCGAGTTCGCCCTGACCCCGGTCGAGCTCGCGATCGTCCAGCAGAGCGGCGTCCTGCCGACGCCGACCGGCGTGGCGGCCTCCGTCATCATCCTCCCGAGGTAGCCATGCAGCAGTCCCAGGCCCCCGATAAATTCCCGATCCCGTTCGCGAACGCTGCCGGGTCCGGCTACATCCGATCGATCCCGCAGGCCTCGCAGGTCGGCATCGCCAACGGCGCGGCGTCGCTCGAGACCGGCTTCCCGCCGCTCAACTTCCTGCCGGTCGGGAGCGGAGGCATCCCGCCGTACGGCCAGGACTTGAACGGCCTGTTCAAACAGATCACCCAGTGGTGTCGCTGGCAGGCGGCCGGGGCCCTCAACGTCTGGGACGGGGCCTTCGCTGGCGCGATCGGCGGCTACCCGCGCGGTGCGCTGCTCGCCTCGACCACGCCCGGCCTCGCCTGGATCAGCACCGTCGACAACAACTCGACCAACCCGGACGGCGGCACGGCCGCCAACTGGCGCGCGGTGATGACCGACGCCACCGTGCCCTCGACCGCCCTGGTGCGGGCGGGCAGCGATGTCAGCACCGTTGCCAACCAGATCGTCGTGCAGGACCCCACGCCGGGCCTCAACTCGCTCCAGAACTTCCAGATCTTCGAGATCATTCCGAACGTCGCGATCACCGGCCCGGCGACGGTCAGGCTGGGAAGCTTCGCCGCCGTGCCCCTGAAGCGCAGCGATGGCGGCGACATGCAGGCCGGCGACGGGCCGGCGGGCCAGCCCTTTCTCGCCGTGTATCTCAATGGCGTGATGCGGTGCCTCGGTCTGCGCACTTCGGAAGTCGTCGCCATCATCAACAATAGCATCGCAAACAACGTAACAATCTACAACACGCTATCCCAGGTCATCGGAACTGGTTTTTTCTACTCCAACTTCGGGGCTGTGCCAGACGTCATTCGTGACACGGGGGCCGGTGCAGAGTCGAACACCATCATCGGCGAGGTCAACCTCCCTGCGGGCTACATCAACATCTTCGCCACGACCACCGTGTCGGTTGGGCAGGACGCCCCCACCACGGCTGCCGGCTACCAGGTGAACATCTGGCTGTCCGAGGCCGGCGGATCCTGGCAGCGGCTGGAATGGTCCGAGGCAACCAAGCCCGACGGTCAGATCACGATCCAGCTCAACCGATCGGCGTTCCGCAGCATCGACAAGAGCAAGACTTACCGGATCCGCACGACCATCTGGAAGAACACCGAGACCGGCTCGGCTACCCCGCCGCGGTCTTCGCTGCAAGTTCAGGCTCTGAAGATCTGAGGCTCATCATGGCGCATTACATCAAGGTCGTGGACGGCGTCGTTGCGGTCGAGCAGGGCGGCCCGGATCATCTGTCAAAGGAGGAGATCTGCGGGGCGGACGCGATGCAGTTCGTCAAGGCTCCGCCAGCCGTGCAGGCCGGGTTCGTCCAGCAGAGCGACGGGTCGTTCGCCCCCCCGCCTCCGCCTCCCGCCGTAGCGAACCCGACCATCACGAGCAAGGCGGACCTGTTTCGGCGCTGCACCGATCAGGAAGCGGAGGCGATCGAAGCCGCCCTGGCAGCCCAGCCGGTCCGCAAGAGGCGGCTGTTCGAGACGGCGCAGTACATCTCCTCGGACGACCCCGACTTTGCCGACCTGCGCGCGGCAGCCGTCAAGATGTTCGGCGCCGATCGCGCCGGCGAACTGCTGGCCGCGTCCTGAGGCGTGCGATGCCGACCAGGATCCTCTCGATCCAGCCGCGCCGGCAGGACATCCGGACCTCCGCCTCGGAGGACTGGACCGACGTTTTTCCGCTCTACCAGGCCGGGCCGGCCGCGGTCGTGGCCGGGGCCGGCAACGCCGGGAACGGCGCGCTGACCGTCAGTGCGGTCGGCGCCTACGTCACCATCGGGCCGCACGTGGTCGCGGTCGTCGAGGCCGGAGCCCTCGTGGTGTTCAGCGTGACCGATCCCGCCGGCACGATCTTGGGTCGCGGCCTGGCCGGCACCACTGTTCAGGTCGGGGGGTTGAGCCTGACGCTGAGCCCCGGCAGCCAGCCATTCGCGGCCGGCGACGCATGGGGCGTCCAGCCGTCGGCGCCGCTCATCGACGACACTGGCATCGACTACGTGCTGCAGGTGCGGTCGAGCCAGACGTCGCCGGTGGTGACGCTCGAGGCCACCTCGCAGCCGCCCGGTGGCACGCTGCAGACCCTGAGGCCCGGCGCCGGCACCGGCCTGCCGAGCCTGATCGTCCCCTACACCATGATGAGCCCCGCCCGGTTCCCGCCGGGCCCGTACGTCTACGAATTGCTCGCCCTCGCCGATGGCCGCCGCAAGAGCGCGTACTTCGGCAACCTCGAGCACGTGGACGGCGTGGCCTACCTGCCCTGAGGCATCCATGCCCTTCATCGCGAACGGATCGGCCGGCGAGCCGATCATCTTGCCCGTGTCCGGTCAGCCCGGCCTTACCGGAGCTCCGGGCAAGGACGGCACGGACGGCCAACGGGGCGAGCGCGGCCTGCCAGGCGAGCAAGGCCCTGCCGGCGCCGGCTCGCTCATCAGCCGGACGGCGACGGTGTTCATCCAGCCATGGACCGCGCTCATCTCCGACGGGCAGGCCGGCTGCCGGCCGGCCGATCCGTCCGACCCGAGCCAGCGCCAGCAGGTGATCGCTGTCACGGCAGCGGGCGGCGCTGCCGGGGCGCAGGTGCAGGGCCAGAATGCCGGCGACTTGTTCGGACCCACCAACGGCTTCGTCCCCGGCGCCACGCTGTTCGTCGGCCCGGGTGGCGCACTGGTCCCGACGCCTCCCGACTCCGGCTGGCGTCAGCAGGTCGGCAAGGTCGTTTCGGACGGGCACATCGTCGTCGCCCTCGGCGAGGCGCGGATCATCGCGGCCGACACACCGATGCTCGCGGCGGGCGGCTTTGCGACGCCAGCCTTGCCCACTGACGTGCAGCAGGGCACCGCGGTCAACCGCTACCTCACTCCTGCCCGACTCGCGGACGTCGCGGCACCTGGCAACCCGGTCGGCGACGAGCTGGCCGCGAAGGCCGCCGTCACGGATACGACGAGCACTGCCCCCGGGAGCGCCGCGCCGCGCGTGTACAGCGACAAGGCGGCCGATTTTCCCGCAACGCCCTACGACTACCTGACCAATCCGGCGGATCGCGTCGCTGTCCGGACCGGCGTCAATGCGCCGGACACGGCAGCGGCCATGCAGGCGTGGCTCACCGCGCTGACCAGCTACTCTCCGGCGACGAGCGTCAGCGCGACGATCCCGCCCGGGGAGTGGTCGCTGTCCAAGGTCGCGCGGGCCTACGCCCGAAGCACCGGAGCGTATCGGACGATCACGCTCTACATCGACCCAGGCGCGAAGTTGATCGCAGGCCCGGCGAACTCCTACCGCTACAAGGTGCTTGGACCTTGGGACGTGGCGACCAACCCCACGCTCATCAGCTCGGGCAGCGGCCAGGTCGGTGATGCCTACGTCGTCATCTCGGCGCACGATAGTCTGAACATTGACAGCATCAGAAGCCTGAATGTTGGCGACACCGCTTATCGCGGCGTCAATGGGTGGCAGAAAATACTCGCCAAGCCTAAGTACCGGATGCAATCATGGGACGCTAACACGAACAAAGACGATGCGGGTAACACCGTTCTCATCTCCGGGGTGGGCGAAGAAGGCGACACAATTATCGTCGCTCGCGCCGGTAATACGATCGTCGACGGCGCCGGTGATTGGGGAGTCGGAGATGAGGCCTATTTCTGCTACGGAGCGTGGCGCAAGAAGCGCGTGCGCGGCGGCACCTTCAAAGGGGCATGGGACCCAAATACGCGCCAGCCCGCTCTCAACAACGCCAATGGCAGTGCCGGCGATTGGTACGTCGTCATCAGTGCCGGCACCGCGTTCGGTGGCGTTGATCTTGGAAACGGCAGCTTCACTGGGCTCGGCAACAACGTGTCTTGGCAACCGGGGGACAAGGTGTGGTGTCTTTCTCCTGGCATCTGGCACAAATGCTACGCGTCTCCGACCCCGCAAGGCACGATCACGCCTGATGGAAAGATCACGGAGCGTCGATTTACAACGACAACTGCAGATGGCGCGACCAACAAATACTTCCCACCCGAAGGAAAGACTGATTGGCCATTCGTCGGCAAAGGCGCGTACGGAGACACGTACACGATCACTGAGGATGTGACGATCCCTGGCGTAGGGTCCTTTGTCACGGGGACGCAGGTCTATTTCGGCCCGAACGGCCTGGAGATTATCGCCGCAGACCCCAACTGGAACCGTGGTCTGTTTCATTTGACGTTAGATGAGAAAACGGCGATCTACATTGAGGGGCGGTTCTCCCCGATCAGCCGCATCAACGGCAATGCAACGCCTGAGGTGTCGAACGGCATTGCACTCCGCGTCGACAGTCGCGCCCGTCCGGCCGCCGCAGGATACCTCTTTCAGGGCTCGATGTTCAGTGTAGAGACGTATTCTGAATGTGATCATCCTGACCAGGGGCAAGCACAGGTCAACGGCGGAAACTGGGAAGCTGTCGTACAGACGAACAACATTTTCTTGCCGATTATCCGCAAG